TCAGCTTCTGCGCGTAGCCTATTGAGTGTTGAATCAACCGACGCCGAAGATACTACACGCCCAGAATTCTGAACGATTTTCTCCGGTGCCGGAGCTGACTTGCGATTGCTTACTTTCAAATCTTTCTCCAGTCGTGCAACCGCGAAAGCAAATTCCACAGGATCACTGAGTTTTGCAAGTTCTGCGGCCTTCTTTGGGTTCTTCCCAAGAGCGTAAACAAGCAGAGCAGGATTATTCGCACCGCGAACAATGATGCCTTGCTGTGTCACATTAAAGAGTTCTTGAGCAGTGGCTTCCGCATCTTCGTAATCCTTTACTTTGAGCTCTGCCTTGTTTCTTGAATAGGCTTCCAACCTATCCTTCCACACCTTATCTTGATCGGCCTGTTGCTGCCGAACCTTCTCAGACTCAAGTTCGAATTTACGTTTCTGCTCGTGCCATTCCTCAAGCTTTTGCTCGTACAAATCCGCGTCGTAATCAAAGTGTTCTAGTTTCGGCTTCGGCCCTGGTTCACCGACTTTTTGCTCAGGTTTTTGGAAACTTTCAAGCCTTGATTGCAGCTCACGGTTTTGACGTTGCAAATCTCTATGCGACTTCCTTAGCTCTCGCACCCATTCAGGTGCTTTCGTTTGCTCAACTTCCTGGGGTGGCGATTCCCCATCAATCGAAACAACAACCTCGTCCTCAGCCTCTTGATTGTCTTGCTCAGACTCCTCAACAACTTCTGAGGTTTCCTCCGCAACATCTTCAACAATCTCAAGTTCCTCGGATTGGATGTCTTTCGTATCGTCTGCCTGTTTCATTTTTGATCCCAAACTCACCCGAAATAGGCCGGGTGGATGCCTTTACATAATTCTGAGCCTATTGTAACGGATTGACAATAGGCATTCCTTGTGGTTCAGGAATAACGTTTTGCTGCGATACCTGAGCCGCGTTGATTGCAATATCCTGCTCTGCAATCCCAGCCTTGGCCATCGTTTCAGCCGTCTTAGCCCGCGACAATTCAGCATCAGCGATCGTCTTGACGGTATCAGCCCGAGCCTTGGCGGCCTTGGCAGTAGCTTCCTCTGCTGCGGCCTGCAGGAAGATTGCATTCGGATCTTGACGACCTTGGGCCTCGGCCTGCATCTCTGCCGCCTCTTCGTCAGTTGGCTTAATAACGCCAGCGCGAACCATCTGCTTGCGGAAATACTCGCGGATGTCGCTGATTCCCTCGCCTTCCATGTTCATCAGCGCCATGGATTGCAGGATCTGTTTGGTCTGAGGGTCGTCCGTAATCGCCAGCATCCCGGTCAGCGCCTTGACCATCGCTGCACGTTTGCTTTGGCTGCTCGGGCCAACATCAACGTCCACATCGAAATTAGCCGAGGTCAAATCGTTTTCAAGCTCGACTTCTCCAGTCTCGCCGATGATTGGCCGCATCATTTCGATCTGTGACGTCTTGCCTTCAGGAGAGACCGTTTTCATCTTGCGGCCTTCCTCGACGTAGATTTCTTTGGCCATCGAGAGCCATATTTCACCGCTACGCCGCTGGCCCTTGGCAAAGTTCGACATGTAGATGTAGGCCTGCATGTCAAGACGCTGCTGGATCATCTCCACGGCTTCGCCGCTGATGTTCGAGACGACCTTATCAGCACCAGCCTGATTGCCTAGGATCTCCTGCATATCCTGTTCGGTAATCTGTAGCAGTGCGGCCATGGCAGGAGGAACCTGGGGAGGCTTGGTATATGCCACCGGGCCGCCGATCTGTTGGGAACCATCTGGACCCGTGATCGGATTCACCAGCAAATACGGATAATCCTTCAGGTTATCTTCGGCCCACATCATTTGATGGCCTGCAACCTGCTCAGGGGTCATGATCGGCTTTTCAACGCTAGACAGTGCGCTGATCTCGCCGAGTTTTGAGAGCTGCATGTTCTTCAGCCGCTGGGCATCCTTGGCCAGCCTAACGTGCCCCATGCACCGCTCGATGTTGTCCACGAACCAGCGCTTGCCATACACGGGGACGATTGGGATGCAATTGCCTGCAATGTATCCAGCATCCTCAAGCACTCGACCCCCGCTCATGATGTACTTATGTACCTTCTTGCGCTTGATCTTGCGCTGCCTGACCTCGCGCGTACCGATTGCGGCCAGGGTGTTCTCTAGCTCTGGATCGTTCTCAAAATCGGCTTCACGGTACTTTTCTTCAGTGCCGTCGATAGATTGGAAGATCCGCAGGGTCTCAGATACTTCTTCAACCTCATAATATTCGGCCACGTAAACAACGTCCGGGGTGCACCAGTCGAATTCGAACTGATGAATGATCTTCGGCCAATCTGACGGATTGTCATCCCACATGTCTCTGTAGGATTCACGAGTCATCGAGGTAATGACGTAGCAGTGCTTTGCATCAGCCTTATCTTGCCGCTTTGCATTCAGGTCAAAGAACACAGAGCTATCAGCATCAAAGATCGGCTCGATTTTGATCCGCTGACGCTCGTTATCCTCATCCGACTCGTCTTCGTACACAGTGCGAAGACGCCAAGCACCAAACCCGCCAGCAACGGCTTCTTCAAAGGCGTTGTCGTAGGCTTCCTCGGCCACAGAGTCTTTCTCATCAGCTCTGAATAGTCCGTCGCAGACATCGGCTAGGCTCTGCTCCTGGTCGTCCTTGCTGACGTAATCAACCGTAATTCGATTGTTCCGATACTCGTTGATGATGCGAATGACGGCCAGGTGAACCTTGTTTACCTCGAACTTAGGTTTGTTCTCGTAAATATCCTGCAGCGGCCCCTCCCACTGAGCACCAGCCAGCGAATAGAAGCGCCGATCCTGAAGACATTGCAGCCGCTCATCGCGCAGCGCCGATTGAATATCATTAAACTGCCTGAGCGCCCGCTGATGTAATTCAGCAAGCCGCTGTTCTTTTGACATGCGTGCCATAAATCGCCCCTTTTAGCAAGTTTACCATTTGTTCATGCTCGGGATAGGCACGAAATTAGTTGGCCTCTGCACAACCGCAGCCCGTCGCACCCCCTCGCAAGCGTACCGCAACGCATCAATTACGTGGTTCTTCTTGTCTTCTAGAATCGGCAGAATCTTCCCGGTTAGCGGGTCCGTTTTGAAGCTGTAAAAAGTCAGCTCGTCGATTGTGTGAGTGCATCGAGGGTGAACAACAATGTCGTAAGACTTGAGCCACTCGATACCCTCCTCGACAGACTTGGCTCCTTTGACTGCAGGCATGATCTTCGGGAAACCGTTTTTGCGGAGGTGACTAATCGTCTCGGGCCTCGATGAGTCAGCGACCATCGGCCACCGCTCGGAGTCCGGTACTGTATGAAATAGGCTCGGTGTATCTACGATCTCACAGCCTACTTGATACGCCTCATGGTCAATGTAGAGCGTGCGGCCTACGATATGACAGCGCACTAGAACGGTCGGATCGGTGGCAAATCCCCAGTCAGCGCCGAGTCTGTGAATCGCATCTGCGGAAGCCTCAAAGTCTTCAATCCGCCAATTCTTGAACACGCGAGAACTGCTGTTCTGAACGTATCCGCCTCGCCAAACGTGGGCATATTTGTCAGGGTCGCGGCCTCTGTCGTATTCCATCTCGGCCCGCAACACGTCCGGGAACCAAGGATTGTCTGAGTAGTTGACCTCAATGATTTTGGCACTCGGTGGTGGATTCTCGCCACGCAACAATGAATCTACTGGGTCGGTAGCCTGTGACGGGTTCCAGGTGAACCAGAGTTCAGAGCCTGGCTTGCGAATCGTTGGGCGCAATAGATCAAGGCTTCGTTGTGAGAGGCTCTGTGCTTCTTCGACCCAGGCGCAATCGTAGCCTTCCAGCGACTTGATCGAATCCGCGGTGTGGTTCTGCATGCCCTGGAAGATGATCGCCCCGTCGCCCTTCTTTGACTTGATGCAAGCCTCTTGCACTTCGAAGTAGGCGCCAGCGTTCATCTGCTCTATTTTCAGCTCTAACAGGCGCTTGACCGACTGAGCGAGCGACTTCTGAACCTCACGAACGCACACGCTTCGACGTTTCTGATCAAGTAGGTGTGACTCAATCAGCATCTCTGCGAAGAAATGCGACTTGCCCGAGCCTCGTCCGCCGTGTGCGCCTTTGTATCGAGCGGGATCAAGTAGCGGGACGGCCCAGGCTGGGGTCTGGAGTTGCAGAACCTTACCCATTCTTGACGATAACCCGCTCAATCTTTGTGAACTCAAGGGGCGCACCATCGGCACCGGTCAGCTCATGCTTTTGGGTTTCTGCCCACCGCATCTGGGTCTTGGACCACCAGATCATGGCCGCCGTGTCGCCACCCATTGCCTTCTGGAACAGCGTCCGACCGACGCCAGAGTTGGCCTTGGCCTTTCCGGCAACCAGCTCGGTGGAAAAGTGCTTGCGCAGGGTGTCGGTGTCGATGCCGTCGCGCACCAGGACTGCGATCTGCTCGATGGGCAGGCCGTATCCGGACAGGGCTTCGACCTGTTTGCGCTCGGGATCGGTGGGCACAAAAGCCGGTCGGCCAGCGCCTGGCATGGCACCTCCAGTGCCTGGCCGAGCACCGCCATGCTTTTTTACGGCCGATTTTTCTTCAAGTTTTGGTTTCTTAGTTGCCATGCACAACCTCCACGAATGGTTGTTCGGCCTACTGGCCTGAAGATGGAGCGGGTGGATCGGTGTCGCGCCGTCGCTGTTCTGGCTGGTCGCCAGTCATCGCCTGCTTCACCCGCTTGGGATATGGCTTGCGGAGAGGTTCAATCTTTGCCCGCATCTCATTATCTAACGG